CATAGGTTTTCGATCCATCTTGTTCGATTATTCTATTTATCTTAAGAACTTCATGTAACTTTTCTGATAAATCTTTGGCAAAAACAGTCATTATCTTCGAGTTTGTATGCGTATGCTCTTCTTTATTGAGCCTTACAAGTTGTTCAATGTAATAATTAACCCATTCTTGTGAATCTTTAAGTAATATATCGATATCACAAGGCGGTTCTCCATCGTAGCCCTCAAAGATATCTTCCAAAAATTCTATTATCTCATCTTGCGTAAGTTTAATCATTTGTTTCACCTTTGTATGTGTAATTTAGTTCAAGGTGATCCATTAACTCTTTGCAATTAGCCTCGAATTCTTTAGTCGATCCTGATGCATAGCCATTATCAAGTATTGAGGGGTACTCTAATTCTCTAATAGTTATATATGCCTTAAATAAATTTAAATATGTATCAGCTCCCGGGCTATCCATAAAGATTGTGATATCTTTCTTAAACATTAAATCCGCTTCTTTCTTGATAGATTTAATCTTTTCAGTTAGATCAGTGTATTTACAGTTTTCCATTGCGGTTTCCCTCTATGTATAGGTTATTAATATTACTATATACTACTATATCATGCTATAAAATTATGTCAATGCTTAATTAACAAAATAATATTGATATAATAAACCCATGAAGATAATTATACCTGGAAATCCAATACCGAAACATCGACCGCGTTTCAGTAAGCACCGTGTGTATAACGATCAGAAGGATATCATGGTGCGTCTTTCCTTTCTGGTAAAAGAACAGTGGAAAGATAAGCCAATGCTAAATGGTCCAGTATCCATAGTAACTACGTTTTTCATGCCAATACCTAAATCACTATCTATAAAGAAACAAGTAGCCTTAAATGGTAAGTATCATATTAAGAAGGTAGACCTTGATAATCTTGAGAAGGCATTTTTCGATGTAATTGTTATGTCAGGCGTTATAATAAAAGACGACTGCCAGATTGCATATTCAGAATCTAATAAGATATACTCAGATAACCCAAGAACAGAAGCAACAATAACAGAACTAGAACAACCGACACCAGCGTCACCGACAACCTACACACCAGCAACACTAATTAAACCCAGAAAAGGCGATGCTTATACCGGCTCAGGTGGGTACGTAAACTTATATTTCACAAAGAAGTAACTATGATGATATATAAATATTTCAATCGAAGAAGCAGCCGAATACTTAGAAATCAGTATTGCCGAACTTATAAAACTTGAAGAAGAATATAAAATTAAATACTCAGGCTCAAGATGGCACGGCGATAGATATATCTTTTTTGGGAAAGATGATTTAGACGATTATTTAAAAAGTATCAATAAACTAATACACGCAGAACATATTTTAGACTAAAGGAAACTATGACAGATAAAGAAATAAGAGACTTAATCAGATCATCATTCCGTGAGGATAAAGATGAAGAAACCAAAAATTAAAATTAAACCTATGAAAGTGAGTAAAAACACCAATTATACCATAGCACAAGGGACTACCGCAGTTCAATTATGCGAAATACCAAATTACAAGAGAAACTTTAGAAGCTTCTTTCCTACTCACAGTAAAAAGGTTGAAGACAGAGAATATAACAAACTAGCAGAACTTATTAATGAATGGTTAATCGCAGAACCTGAAGCAATAAACTTTACTACCTTCCTTAACCATCAACGAATCCTTCAAGAATCAATGTTTCAATACCTTAAATTTAGCCCAATACTTTCTGAAACTTATAAAATAGCAATCCAGATTCTAGGAAGCAGGAGAGAGGTTAGATCCTTTGATAAGAACCCAGACGGAACAGCGTTTAAACACTTGCAGGGAACCTATGACCCGATATGGAAAGATCAAGAAAAATACTTCAATGACATGAAAAAAGAAATAGCCGCTAAGGCAGTAGAAGGTTATCAGAAGGTTGGAGAACTGATAGTGGCCTTAACATCTGAAGTTAAATTGGGTAAGGAAGTAACACCAGAAAGATTAAAAGAAATTGAAAGCGGTATTCTAGGAAACAACGATAAATAGGCCTTATGAATAAGTTAAATGTTGAAGAACGACTCTTATTAAAGCAATTTACTTTTAGAGACTATCAATATCCAATTCTAAAAGCTGTAGAGAAGGATAACTTTAAGAAGAACCTTATCATACTTCCCAGGCGTTCAGGAAAAGATATGGCTTGCTTACAGATAGCACTAAGGCAGTGTTTAGACAAAGTATGTACAGTCTTCTATATCTTTCCAACCTACTCCAATGCTCGTAAAGCAATATACGATGCCATTACCATAGACGGTAAGAAGATACTTGATTATTTACCTGATGAACTATGTAAGAAGAACTCTTCTGAAATGAAGGTAACATTCCACAACGGTAGCATTATTCAGTTCTTGGGATCACAAGAGTATGATAGACTGAGAGGTACAAATCCATATATGGTGATATTCTCTGAGTACTCATATCAGAACCCAAAAGCATGGAGCACTCTAAGACCCGTTCTAGCCTGTAATGATGGAATCGCTATCTTTATTTCAACACCTTTTGGGAAGAATCATTTCTATGATCTATATCAAGTTGCAAAGGATTCTAAGGATTGGTTTTGTTATAAGTTAAATTCTGATCAAACTCAACACCTTACCCAAGAAGCCCTAGAAATAGAACGTTCAGAAATGAGTTATGACCTCTTTATGCAAGAATATTTTGTGTCGTTTGATCAAGGGGTTGAAGGAAGTGTGTTTGCTAAAGTAATGAATCAGATCAACTTGAATAACCAAATTACTGACGTACCTTGGGAATCTTCGTACCCGGTATTTACAAGTTGGGACATTGGCTATGCAGATAATACGGTTATACTTTTCTACCAAGTAATAGGTCAGTCTATACACATAATAGATTACTATGAGAAGAACCAAGAAGGGTTAGAACACTATATTAAGTATTTAGATACTAAGCCTTACAAGTATGGTGGACACATAGCGCCTCATGATATGGCAAATCATTCTTTTTCAACCGGGGTATCTCGCAAGGACATGGCAGCACGTTTAGGTATTAACTTTCTTATATCACCTAAGTTGCCATTGGCTGATGGCATAGAGGCTTCAAAGGTAGCGTTAGTTAAGTGTTACATTGATGATGTTAAGTGTGCCCAACTTGTTAAGAATCTTAATCTCTATAGGTATGTGTGGGATGAGAAGAGACAAATGTATTCGGATACTTTGTTTCACGGGCCTGAAAGTCATTCGGTCGACGCATTTAGATATCTTTCGGTTTCTTATAAGTCTTTAAGACCTGGTTCATCGGCTGAAGATCTTAATGCTAGATATAACAGGGTAATGTACGGTACTGGTAATAATTATGGAAATCCTTTTCAAAGATAAGTATTATCTTGTTATTACTGTAGTTGTTATTTTATATATAATTTAAGTAACTTTTTATCTTGAATTATTAAAGACAAGAGTGTCAGGAGGGTTGTAATGAAACTATTTCCTACAGAGTCTGTAGACATATACAACGAAAAGGGTAATTACATTCGGTCTAAGATGAAGGATTTCTACCGAGTTTATTACGATAAGAATACTGCTTTATGGTATGAATCAGATTTAGATCAACGTTTTTATTGTGGTGACCAAACCGTATGGGGCGAAGTATATAGAAACATGCCTTTAAAGCGTAGGAATGTGTTCAATTTCAACCATATTAGGCGCTTAGTAGATATGGTTTCGGGACACCAAAGGCGTAATCGTAAATCTACTGTTGTTATTCCTGTTTCTAATGGTGACCAGAAGACAGCAGATCAATATTCAAAGATTTTTAGTCACATTAACAGAAAAGAGTATGTTCTTGAGACTATCTCGGATGCTTTTAGTGATGCATTAACGACTGGACTTAGTCTTTTATATTTATGGAATGATTATTCACAAGATTCTGTCTCAGGCTCTTTAAAGGTTGAGGCGTTATCTTATAATTCCTTTATGTTGGATCCCTATTTTCACAAGAGAGATTTATCAGATTGCAATTGTGCCTGGAAGCGCAGTTATTTAAGTAAACAACAGGCTTATCTTTTATTGCCTGATAAAAGGAAGATTATTGATGAAGTATCTAAAGTATCATGCGAGAACATATTTACCTTTATGCCTGAGTCTAACTATATAGATAAGACATCATTGCTTATTTATGATGAATATTACTATTTAGATTCACGCATGCAAAAAAGATTAGTAGACACACAGACAGGGGAGAGTACGGAATGGATGGGTAAGTCTGATGAGGGACTTGACCAATTCCTGAGGCTTTATCCTTCCGTCAAATTAGTAAAGACAGAAGTTTCAACGGTTAAGTTAGCCATATTATTACAAGGCACTCTACTTTATGATGACATTAACCCATTAGGTATAGATTCTTATCCATTTGTTCCTGTGCTCTCATACTTCACACCAAACATTCAGAATTACCCACTCAAATTACAATCAATGGTCCGTGGTGTAAGAGATGCTCAATATTTGCTAAATCGCAGAAAGAATATAGAGCTTGATATTAGTGAATCCCAGGTAAACTCGGGCTGGGTTTACAAAGAAGATTCTCTAGTTAACCCAGATGATATTTTTCTTGCTGGTCAGGGCAAACGTATAGCTTTAAAGGCAAGTGCACAAATGACTGACGTATCTCAAATTGTAGCTGCGCCTATTCAGGAAGGCGTATTTAAGTTATCTGAGTCTATGGCTGCACAAATGCCCATTATTACAGGTGTTAATGAAGAGTTACTTGGTTCCAGTCAAGATGACAACATGGCTGGTATTTTGTCGGCATTAAGGCAGAGTGCAGGACTTACAACCTTACAGGGATTATTTGATCAACTTGATACATCACAGCGTCTTTTTGGAACTTTGATGTTAAAGGCCATTCAGGCTAACTACACACCTGGAAAAGTTAAGAGAATTATAGAAGAAGAGCCTACTCCACAGTTTTATAATAAGGCATTTGGTATTTATGATGCTGCCTGTGAAGAAGGATTTAATACCACTACTCAAAAACAGGGTGAGTTTGCTCAGTTGTTAAAACTTAAAGAGTTAGGTGTTCCAATACCTGATGAATCTATTATTGAGGCTGCAACATTACAGAATAAAGACAAGCTTATTGAGCAGATGAATAAGATTAAACAAGAACAACAAGAACGTGAACAGAAGATAGAGCAAGTACAGCAACAGTTACAGTTATCACAAGCTCAGTTGTCACAAGCTAAGGTTCAGTCTGATTTATCATTGGCTAAGGAAAGAGACTCGAGAGTCTATTCCAACATTGGCTTAATGGATGAACGCAGACAAGAAGCAGAGAAAGACAAGACACAATCTATGTTGAACTTGGTCAAGACTCTTCAAGAAATAGATGATATAGATATTACTCAGTTAACTAAGCTCATACAGTTATCTCAAGTTGTCTCCACTGAGGCATCGCAAGGTAACAATACTGAGCAATTAGGAAGTGCTATTGTAACAGGTGCAACAAAGGATCCTAGCGCTGTTAATACTAGTGTTAAGAATCCTAACAATGCTGGAGGAATATAATGCCTATGTCCATTAGACCCAAGGGAATACCATTAGATGTGTTTGAAGAAATATTGGGTATCAAAGAAGATAAGAAGAAGGGTGCTAAGAAAAAAGATATAAATACTAAGAAGGATAAGAAGAAAAAGAAACCATGGAAGAGGGATAACTATGACAGAAAAGAAGATTAGCATAGAGCAACCTGAATCATATAAGAACGTTGGTAAAGAAGCTTTCAAGAGAGCCAGCAAGACAAACAAGGAAACCGTTACTGTTAGAGAGTTGTCTGATGCCATGTCGTCTAATATTATGCCCAAGGTTATGGATACGGCACAGAAGTATAAATCTAGCTTTGATGGTTTGTTTTATGTTGTTGTGCTCTTTAAGCGAGAGAAATTAATACAGAAGACGTTAAAGATTTATTATATAGCCAAGCAATCTTGTCCTTCGCCATCATACGAGCAAGCTGTCTTTAGCTTTGATCCTAAGACAGACGAGCTTAAGTTCTTATGGATGATTCCGCAAAAGTCATGGGTTAAGTTCATGTATAAGAACAGACATTTATTAGAAGTTCAAGGTGATCCAGCATTACCGGATATTGTAGACTTTGTTGAAAGCAGGCTATGTAATAGAGCTGTTATAATGAACAAGGAAAGTGAAAGTCACCTTTTAAAGCATCCAATGATTATTTAGGAGTTTGTATATGTCACAAGAGACATTAGATAACGTTACTGAAGAAGTTAGGCAAGACTTGTCTGAGCCAGGCCAGCCTGAGCCAGGCCAGCCAGAATTAGAACAGCCTGAATCAGGCCAGCCTGAATCAGAACAACCTGATCAGGAACAAACCGAGCTAGTTAAAGAGCAATCAGTTAAGGCAAAGAAGCAAGGAGAGAGGGAAGAAAACCTCAAGGCTTTAAGAGAGTCTAGAAACCAACTACAAAAAGAGCGTGATAGTTACAGAACGAGACTTCAAGAAATAGAGAATGCACAAAAGCTACAAGCACAAAAGGCTACTCAAGAAGCAGAGGATTTTAACTTTGATGATACCGATCTTGATGATAATTCATCTACCAAGAAAGAATTACAGCAAGTTAAGCAGTATCTGTCTGAGATGTCCGCTAACAACTCGAGGATGAGATTACAGACACAATATCCTGATTTTAATAAGATTGTTAATGAAGAGAGTATATCTATCTTAAAACAGAGATTTCCTGAGATAGCATCAACATTGGATCAGTCTAAAGATATTTACACTACTGGAGTATCTGCCTATAACATTATTAAAAAATTTGAGTTACATTTGAATGAAGACTATGAACAATCTAAGCAGAAGATTGAGGCTAATGTTAATAAGCCAAGGCCAGTTTCTAGTTTAAAAACTGGATCCGCACTAGGTTATGCAAGTGATTACTCTGACTTAGAGAGCAAAGAAGTTAGAGATGAAATTATAAGAATAGCATCTGAACGTGCAAGAAACGGTTAGATTTTTTTTTGGATTTTCTCTTTTTTTCCTTTTTGGAGTCCCCACGAACACAGCACCGTGGGGACTTTTTCTTTCTAATTTAATAATTTGTTATTTTATTTTCGGGTTTGCTATAATCAATTGGTCATAAGTGATTTGTTATTTAGTGCTGTATTGGCCTTCGCAAGCCAGCTTGGCCCAAGCCAAATGCGTACTCTGACCTCGCAAGTCAAAAACTAAATGCTTATTGGTTATGATATCGCGTTAATAAGGTCTCGCAAGCCTAGGACTGTAGTAGCTTTCGCTACACAAGTCTCGTCCGACTTAAAGTTGTAAAGTAAATTTTATATTTATTACTTTAAGGAATTCTTATGGCAATACAAACAACAAGTCTACTTCCACCCCCAGTTCAAATTTACTACGACAGAGTTCTTCTAAGCATGGCAGAGCCTAATTTAATTTTTACTAAATTAGCCATGAAGAAGAATCTTTCTGCACGTAGTGGAAATACAATCAGATTTGAAAGATGGAATGATATCGGTTCTAAAATTGTCCCTCTTGGTAACATAGGCATAACACCCCCATCAAGTGACATGACACGTGCTTGGGTTGATGCTGAAATAAATTGGTTTGGTACCTATATCGAAATCAATGAACAGGTCGATCTTACATCTCAATCTCCTGTATTGAATCAAAGAGCTAAGCTTCTTGGTCGTTCAATGAGATTTACAGAAGATGAGTTAGTTAGAAACTTGTTAGTTACAACACCTTTTGTTTTATGGTGTGTAGCCGGTGTAAACGGTAGAATTGTTGCCGTTTTAAAATCTTTCCTGATGGGCTTGAAACTCTTACCAGGTCGTGCTGGAGACAACAAGGCGCAAGCAAGCTTAGGCTGTGCAGCGTGAACGTAGCAAGCGGAAAGACGCGCAATTAAAGCGTGATGCGGTGCTCTGGACTCTATGGAAACATAGAGAGGTAGGCTGAGAAGATCTACCCGCTTAATTGTTATTTGATACCTTTGAGGTTTAGTTTATGAACGTTACTTACAATATTTTCTCTAATATCAATGGTTCTGGAATAGAAATCGTGGAAAAATTCCGATTGTCTATCTCCTCCATTTATAAGAGTTGTATTGTAAAATTTCATAAGCTCGTAACAAACTGGTTTTTTATATTTAAGATATGGATAAATACATGGAAGCAATTTACTGAGTGCTTTACCGGTAATTCTCCAAAGAAGTTGATTCTTAGTAGCCTTTTTATGCTTAATTCTATTTACAAAAGAAATACTACCTCCGAATCTTTGCAACAACCATTTAAAGATTGGTGCTTTTGTATTATTAAGCGAAAGACTAATTTTATAGGTATAATTAGGTCTGTTTTTGGGTTTATATTTGCTAATGCTCAAGCAGCATTCAGCATCAATAAATCCAGCAAGATAGGCATAATCGTTAGTACTTGGATCAATGGTATTACTAAACTCTTTAAATTGTTCTTTATGATGCTTAGAAACTATGTTTCCAGTATCTTTAAGTATCTTCATTTCATTAATATATTTAAATCTGTCGGAATTAGAATTACTGTTAATAAAGCTCAACATCAAAAGAGCTTCTTGTTTTTTTTCAACAAGATATTCAATAATATTATTAATAAGAATTTTAGATTCATTTTTTTTGATAGAAAGAGAATGCAATTGCTTATGTCCTTTAATAATATGTTTTTTAGAACAAATCGATCCACCAAACATACACTTGAATTCTTGAAGAACATCGTTATTAATAGAAGATATAATAATAGAAGCTGGAAATTTATAAGTTATTCTTCCTTTAGGGAGAAATTTTCCTATATAAAAACAGCCATCTCCATCAAGATATCCAGACAGATAAGCATAATCAGTTTGTTTAATTTTATTCATAGTATCAATAATATAACATTACATGCAGTTAAGTCAATTAAAGTAACAGATATGGACTCTCCTACAGAAGTAACTTTGTATGATATTCAA